ACTACGTAACACTTACGTTTGTTGCTACTAGAACTGGAATCAGTTTTGAAGAAGTCGCTGGTCGAGTTTAATCATCTATCTAAATAACTAAGGAGGCTAAATCAATTATGGCGACATCCAGACCAAACAGAAATATTTCACAGTTTAAGTCAAAACTGATAGGTGGCGGTGCAAGACCGAATTTATTTGAGGTAGAATTGACTACTCTTCCAGCTAATGTGGTAGCAAATTGGGATTCAGACGTTTTTAACTTTATGTGTAAAGCGGCTCAATTACCACCACAGAATATTGCGAATATTGATGTTCCATTCAGAGGTCGTATTTTTAAAGTTGCTGGAGACAGAACTATCGACAACTGGAGTGTTACTATTATCAACGATGAAGATTTTAGATTCAGAAATGCATTTGAAAATTGGACACAACAAATTGCCAATTTAGATGATAACATGGGTGCAACTGATCCTAATTCTTATATGACTAATGCGACTGTCTATCAATTAGGTAGAGGATCTCAAGTCAGTTCTGAGAATAATGGTGGAACAGAAAATGTTGTTTTAAAACAATATACTTTCCAGAATATATGGCCAGTAAATGTATCGGCTATTGACTTATCTTACGATACAGGCGATACTATAGAAGAGTTTACTGTTGAGTTTGCTGTTCAGTCACTTAGTTTGGCTGGAGCTGGCAATCCCAATTAGAGACTAAATAGTAGTATAAAGATAAAATTAAATCATGGCTAAGTTATTTGGGTTCTCGATAGAGGACACCGAACCACTATCTCCTACGACGGTTTCTCCCGTTCCTCCAAATAACGAGGACGGGAATGACCATTATATGAGTAGTGGTTTTTTTGGTTCTTATGTTGATATTGAAGGAATTTATAGAACTGAATTTGACTTATTAAAAAGATATCGTGAGATGGCACTTCATCCAGAAGCTGATAGTGCCATTGAAGATATTGTGAATGAAGCAATTGTATCAGATACAAATGATACCCCTATACAAATTAACTTAGATAATTTAAATGCAAGTGATGGTATAAAGAAAAAAGTTAGAGCAGAATTTAAGCATATTGTAGATCTATTAGATTTTGATAAAAAAGCACACGAAATTTATAGAAATTGGTATATTGATGGTAGAATATATTATCATAAAATTATAGATTTAAAGAAACCAGAAGAAGGTATTCAAGAATTAAGATATATTGACGCAATGAAAATGCGTTATGTTAGACAGCAAAAGAAAAAGCAGGGAGAAAAGTATCAGGTAAAATTGAATTCAAGTGATCCAATGGATTATGAATTCCCTGAATTAGAAGAGTATTTTATTTACAATCCAAAAGGAGGATACCCAACAGGTAATATTAATGCTACTGGTGCAAGTCAGGGTATTAAAAT